TATCAGTTACCGCTCCAGTCGCTCTCGCATATGACACAAGCACCAAATCCATGAACTGGGACCAATCGGTCGAACTCCCATCATCGGGGCTAGTAAACGTGACCGTGGCCGTGTCCGACCCGAGCGTCGTCGTGGCGATACCGACCCATGCCTCACCGTCCGTGATAGCACCCGTCGTGGCGTCGATATATGCGGGAAGAGCCATCAGGTGAGTCCCGTGTCGTATCGGATAATCACAATGCCCGCACCGCCATCCGTGCCATCGCTACCACCCGTGCCACCGCCGCCAGCACCAGCACCGCCGCCCGTGTTGGGGACACCCCCGCTGGCGAGTGGGTCACCGTCTGATCCAGCACCACCGCCACCAGTCCCGCCAGTCCCAGCGGTGTAGGTAGCCTCGCAGCCACCACCACCACCACCTGCGTAGGTCTTTACGGTCGTCGTGATGCCGTAGCCTGTGGCTCCGTTCCCGCCGTTGCCCGCAACGCTGCTCGTCGCACCAGCACCGACGGCACCCTTGCCGCCACCACCGCCACCGCCCCATGCTGACGCGCTCGCAGCGGTACCGCCTGCGCTGCCTTGGCCTGCGGTTCCCGCAGCACCAGCAGAGGCTGCTGCGGTGCCACCGCCGCCACCAGAGCCGCCCGTGTACGGCCCTTCTGAGGAACCGCCACCGCCTGCACCACCCGCCGTTGAAGTCGTACCCAGAGCGACGCTGTTGTTTCCGCTTGCACCACGACCAGTAGCACCCTTCTTTCCAATCCCGCCCGCTCCGACGGTCACCGTGTAGGTGCCTGCTGACACGGCGTAGCCCGTGCCCGTTTGCATACCACCTGCACCGCCACCGCCACCGTTGGCCGTTCCTGAGCCACCGCCGCCTGCGATTACCAGCCAGTCCACATCAGCCGCACCAGAAGCCACCACAAACTTGCCCGACCCACGAAACGCATGAACCCGATACGTCGTACCAGAATCAACATACTGGGTGATAATCCCGCCCGTAGCGACAAGTGCAGCAGCGCCGCCAGACGAAGCGACCGCTCCCAGTAAGGCTTGGGAGAGAACCATTACGAATCCAGATTACCGAGGATGTACCACTCGTCCGTTTCATGCTTGATAAGCACACAAGACGAATACTGTGATTTGATCTTGTTCTTATCGCCATCCGACCGGGTAGTCACACCGGAACCCTCCGTGACAACGACCGCACCAGCCCCCAACCGAACGACCACAACCTGCGTACCAAGCGGAAAAGCAACCGACGAGTTCGGTGGGATCGTCACATTCTCACTGGACCCACTGTTGATCTCAATAACCTTCCCGGCATCAGCGAGAACCAGAGTGTAATCAGCGGTCTTCCGGTCCAAATCGACGGCCTGCCCGACAGCGACACCCGCCGTCAACGTGCCAGTAACAGTAGGACTCGTAGTCCACGCAGTAGTAGACGCACCCGACCCAACCAGAACAGCATTCGCAGCAGCATTGGAATCAGTCAAACCAAGTTTCGTTTCCAACGCAACAACCGCGCCGTTGACATTCACATGCTGAGTGTCATGCTCCTTGCCGCTGTCATCCAGGTCGTCAGTTGACGCAATGTCTGTCCGAAGCTGGGAACCTACGGTATCAAGAGCAGCGGGATACGCAGTAGCCATCAGTCAGCCTCCTACGGCGTCAAGTCGATAGTCCAAATACCTGATGCGTTCCAAGTGATCTGGAACGTACCAGCCGAACTCGCATAGTCGGCACCGAAGTCCACCAAACAAATCAGAGGATCGTTGGTCAGCGTGTCATCGTAAATGACCGCCGCACGCGCCGACGAGATCGTCGCCGTAGTCCACGATGTGTCAGCGGCATCAAACTTCAACGTCCCCGAAGCGTTCCCCAGGGTGATAGACGCAAGCGCCGCCCCACCAGCCGAATAGCCCGAACCGGAAACCTCGTTTCCAGACAGGTCAGACCAATGGTCGTGAGTCTCAAAGTTGGGTGTCGATGAGTTAGTAATCATCGCACACTTGAAAGTATCCGACCCGGTGTCCACCGCCATCTGTGTTGAATCGAGAATATCTCGGAAGGTGAGAACGAACAGGCCCGAAGCTGTTACTGCCATCTACTCGTCACCTCCTACGGCAACTTTTAGTTCAACCGACTCGGGAACAACCTTAGCGTCTAAACGCCCATCCCAATGCTCGGTTTGGACCCCGCCGAACTGGCCGTCGGAATCTCTACGAATCTTCGTGGTTTTAGAAGTGCCACGGCGAACCAGGAAACCAACAGAAGAATACTTGCCCATCAGTAACGGACCTTACGCGGCTTACGCCGTTTCATCTGCTTCTTCGATTTCGTCTTGTTCGGCACAGCATCATCCTAGTGGTTGGCGGGGACCGAAGCATCTGCGCCCCGCTCCGGCCCCCGTCAACGACTATTACCGGGACTAGCTGTTGGCCCCGATAGTGGAGGTTGTCTCGATCCTGCGGATCGCAGCCTCACGGAAGCGGCCGTAACCGCACATGGCGTACCAGCCAACCGGCTGGAAGCGACGCAGGCTGTCGGTCACAGGACCGAACACCACCGACGGGTCAGCCCCGTACATGGTGGAGTAAGCCTTCGCCATCGCCTGCTGGCCGATGATAACGCTGCCGTAGGCATCGTTGGTGGTCGAACCACCGTCGGCAACCAGGAGGGCACGGGGGGTTTCGATCATCGTAACGCCGTCAAACGTCCCGATAACACCCTTCCGAACCTTGTCAGCTTCCTGACGGATCTGGAACGAACGCAGGTCGGCTACACCGGTCTGCCCGATGAAGTCGTAAGCCACATCCGGGTGACAGAATCCGACGTAGTAGCCGTCGTTGAAGGTTGGAACAGCAGCGGTGCGAAGCGCCGCGACTTCCTCCCTGACAGCCGACGATGTGAAGTTGTTGCTGGTGAGCAACGCTCCACGACTTGACTGCCCGACATGTGTGACATTGCTGCCGGCGTAGAGCAGGTCTGCGACGACCTGATCCAGAGAATCGGCTGCGTTGTATCCGACGATGTTCGCCGCGTCGGAATCGACGTTGAAAAACGACTGGCCTCGAAGGGCAGCCGTCGTCACCACAGCGTTGCCGTACTCTGCGAGAGACACCGTGACGGTGCTGTCGGAGAGGGCAACTGCGGTGACATCTGAAGTCTCGGTGAGCGCCGTTTTGGCCTGCGAAAGATCAGCGTAAATAGTGAACGTCACCCCGGACCCGCGATGGGTCTGACGGGTGGCCTTCACCGTCGCGTAGTTCTCATGCAGGGTGTTAGCCCTGAGAGCGAAATACGCTAGCTGTTCAAACGCTACCTGGTCGGACGCGACCGATGACTTTTGCGTGTAAGCCATCTTGTTTGTTTGTCCTTAGGGAACAGGAGGCCCCTAATCTTGAACGTCGAACTCGTATCCGTGAGAACGCATCAAAGCCTTTAGTTCGACTTCGCTGGTCGTGGCACGAATCTGCTCGTTCAGGTCCGGTGGAATCACCGGCTGTGCCTGAACCCCCGCATCAGCGATTCTCTGCTGGGCCGCTAGCTCCTGGTGGAGTGTGACCGCCTCACCCGTACCGGGTGCTGCAACCACTTCTGGCGTCCCAAACTGCTGGGCTTGCCCACCTTCGGTGAGAAACCCTGCTTCGACCGCTGCGGCCCGGATTGACTCCGGGTCGGTTTCACCGTCGTACCCCTTTACGAAGTATGCCTGGCGAGTGTCATTCGGGTTGATTCCTGCCGACCGGAACGCTTCTGTCCGCTCGAACCCTTGGATCTTGGCGTTTGCTTCGGCCAGTTGGCTTTCCGCTGTGTTCGCCTTGTCTTCAAGAGTTCGCCGCCAGTTGCGTTTCGGCTGACCGTCCTCATCTAGTTCAACGACTTCGGATTCGGTTGCCTCAGCCATCTATGTCCGCTCCCTTCGGGTTCACACCAACCCGGGAGGCGGGCTGGTGGCCGAGACACAGATAGCTCTCACTCGTAGGCGGCCAGATGCGTCTACGATAACCATAGCAGACGATTTGGATGTGGGGTCAGGTGGCAGTCCCCAGCCCGGTGTAGCCGCCTCTAGTCATCGCCGGGCCGCCTCTTTGGGCGAACGCTGCGAGGCGTCGCTGACGGCGGGCTTCGATGCGTCGAGCCGCCTGCGGATCAGTACCGAACTCCGCTCCGACGAGTTCCCCGCGGGTAATGTCACCGCCACGATCCGCGGCGAAAGTACCGACCTGCCCGTCCATCCTGGCCGTCACCACTCCTGGCCGGCCGGTCGCCGGGTCAACATCGAGGCGTTCGGACGCGGTTTCCTCAGCCAGCGTGGACGGCGCTATTGTCTGGAACCCCCGACGAGCCGCTG